CATTACCACCATTGCCATTACCACTTCCATTCCCGTTATTGGACCCATTACCGTTGCCATTACCATTTTTACCATCCTCAGATTCATCACGACCATAACCAATACCACCCCAACGTGCTCCATAAATCTTCCATCGAGATCCTTTTGGAGTACATGAAATGTATTTCTTACTCCACTTATACCCACTAGGACATGGGCGTTTATCTATGGAATAAGCATGTTCACAGAATGTGTGAAACGTTTTCATTACTCAGCAATAGTATTATACCACTCATCACTCATACCTTCAATAATCTTATCAGCAGATTCTTTGTCGGCAGCATACTTTTCAGCGATTAGGTGCTCAACAACCTTTTCATACTTAGCATGAATTATTTGAGCTTCTCTAGGTGTTGGTTTCATCGGACAAATTTACTTTTAATAGTATTTAGTCACATATAGTTATTTCAATAGAATCATCGTCCATTTCCCACTCTTCATCTATTTCATACCCTAATTCTTGAAGTACAGTATGTACAGCAATTCTAACGTATTGTTGGGTGGTATTATCATCTGAAAGCAAATCCTGTTCGTTTAAAACACCATCTTTAGATATACTAAATTTCATATTCTTAGTATCAATTTTATATAATGGGTTATTTAGACAAAAAAAGAGTCCCTTTTGGGGACTCTTTGAATTAGAAAGATATAAATCTCTTTCTTACATAAGGTTGGAAACCTTAACACGACGATAGTAACGGTTAGCGTTAACTGTCAATGCGCCAGAACCAGCTGTGGTTCCTTGTGCAAATGGGTTAGCAACGATACCATAACGTGTCTTAAAGCCAATCTTAGGTTGGAATGTATCCTGACCAACTGCACGAACCATCTGTAGAGGAACGTATGGGCAGTAGAACAATCCAGCGTCATAAGGTGAAGAACCTTTATAACCAACAACGTAGTACTGTTGTGCAGCAACGTTAGCAGCATAAGGATCGATGTATACCTTGTACTTACCTTGGAGAACACCAGCAAATGTATTGCCTGTGTCATCAACATTAAGGTTAGCATTAAGAGCAGGAGTGTAATCAAGTACACCAGCCATTGTTAGAGCAGAAGCAACGTCTGCGGAGCAAAGGATCATGTTGCCCTTTCCACGACGAGTTCTTTGTGCGATTGCGTTAGCATCACGCTCCATTTGGAAGATAAGTCCCTTGAACTTCTCAACACTCCATCTTCCGTTGCTGTCTACGTCGAGGTCGAATGCACCTGCGGTAGCAACGTTTGCTTGAGCACCAGACTCAGCAGTACGATAGATTGTACGAATAACTTCGCGGTTGATCTCAGCAAGAATCTCAGTAGAAAGAATGTTTGCCAATTCGGCTTCTGCATTCAATCCGTGGATTGCTTTAAGATCTTGAGCGAGTTCTAGTGAGTACTCAGCTTTCAACGCTCTGGATTTCGCCGTAACGGTTACTTTCTCGATGCTGAATGCCATCTGGTTGAAGTGATCGCCAGCACCGGAACCTAAGTTCTCAGCGTCATCTGTACGAAGACCTTGACCAACTGTATACTGAGTAGCAGTTTGTGAACCTTCTGGATTAAGAAGTCCTGGATTAGTACCCTGCTGTGCAGTTGTACCCATACCAACGTTACCAGCGGTGAATCCGTTAGTAGCATTGAATCCATCATCCTGACCAGAGAAGGCGGAATCTGCTTCATTGAATAGTGCTTCTGTACCAGTCTGTGACTCGTAACGTGAGCGCATTGCGAAGATAAGTCCTGTTGGACCGTTCATCGGTTGAACACCAGCTAGGTCATAAGCGACCAAGTTAGGCATAGAACGACGAATAAGGCTGATCAACACAGGGTCGAAACCTTGCATTGCGCCTGTTGTTGCAGCACCAAGACCTGGATTAGCTCCGGAGGCAGTACTGTTAGTTGGAACAGCTTCAGAAAGGAAAGAACGCTCTTCTGATAATTCTTTTTCTTGGTTTTCTAGCAAGATAGCGGTGGTTGCCCTACGATGTGCATCCTTAATTGGATCTAGACCATCATAGTCTAGGATAGGTGCCCACTTCTCTTGCAGCTGTTCAGCGTTGAACATTTGCATTTGACTTTTTACCTTAGTAAAGTTTTGTTTTTAGTTAATTTAGATTTCACTTTTTAGCAGCTCTTGAAAGAGTATCAAGATAGGCTTGCATTCTAGGAGTAGTATCTTGCGAAACTACCTCATCTGTCGAAACCTCTTCTGATAGATTCTCGGAGTTGCTCTTAGGAGCACTAGTGTTATTTGATGGGAAATAAGATTCCTTCAAAGTAACTAGTTTCTCACGATAGTCTGTTTCACTTTCAAACTCAACATTTTCGGCTAGTGTGGCAAGCTTTTCCTTTTGGGAAAGGGCAAGACCTTCAGATACGTCTGCAAGAATTACATCCGATTCTGATTCGGCTAGTCTCTTATTAAGAACAACATTTTTTTCAAGTTGCTCATTGAGTTTTCCTTCCATTTCATCTAGTTTATCTACCATGCTTTCGAGTACATCATATTTTTCTTCAGGGATAGTTACATAATGATCTTCAAATAGCTGTTTCATACCGTTAAGGAATGATTCTGTCATCTCTTCTTTGATGCCATTCTCAATTGCGAGTTTGTTCTCCTGAACCCACTCATCGGCAACATATTCAAGATAAGAATCAAGACGCTCTGTTAGAGATGCCTTAACTGTATCAATCTCTTCTACAAGAGTAGCAGCATAAGACTCTTCTAAATTAGCCTTTACTTCCTCAACCTTAGTTTTGATTGCGGTTTCAAAGATAGTCTTTGCTTTCTCTTGGAATTCTTCTGAAAGTTCCTCACCTTCTAGAAGTGCCTTAACGTCGTCATCAACGTTAATTGCTTCTGTTTCAGCGATAACTTCTTCTTCTGTAGTTTCCTCTTCGGCTACTACTTCTTCACCCTCTTTGGTTGGCTCTTCAGCGACTACTTCATCAGTAGTAACTTCTTCTTCCGAAACAGTGTTTTCAGTATTTGCTGTTTCATCCTCAGCAACAACTTCTTGTCCTTCTTCAACTTCGTCGGAAACTGCTTCGGCTTTTGATGCCTTAGAGTTCACTACGTCCTTGACTTGTGCTAGTGTTGCGCCTGGTGTTTTCAGCTTATTGCTGTCGTCATCAGGTTTTGAGTTTTCTGGGGTAGGTCCACCGAGATCTTCCCAACCTGGCCCCTTGGCCATGGGATCTCCAGCCGACGCACCTTTGGTTACTACGTTTTCTTCGATGTTTTCCATGTCGTGTTAATTGCTACCAGTGGGTAAATCTACATTTATTTATAGAACTTAAAGACTTGAGAGGAAATCTTGGAACAATCCAAGCTTATGCTCATCAAGCTGATTCTGACTTACTAGAGTATTAATTCTCTTGCCAGTTTTTTCGGCGAGTTCTTCACGAAGGCTTCCACCTTCCCAAACCCACTCCTTTCCTTCCATGATTCCATTCACAAATGCGTCTGGAGCAGAAGGATCTGCGACGATATCAGCAGCAGTTGCTAACTGAAAATCTTCACCTACAATCTTATGACCTTCATTAGTTTGACTAAGAGATCCAACACCACGAGAAGAAACGCCGAGTTTTACACCTTCGGATATAAGAGATTTTGCAATCTTACCCATTGGTGTTTCTAAAAGTTGTGCCTTACCTATAAAATTCTTTCCTTCTGATTTTAGGGAAACAATTTTATGCGAAACCCTATCTAGGTTTACGGTAGGTCCATCAGGATGTCCTAATTCACCAAGAGCACGACCTTCTTTTACAAATGTCTTATTGTACCTATCAACTTCTCTTGAGAGTGTCTCCATTGGATACATTCTCTTATTTCGGTTGCAGATATCACCTTGAAGGAAAATACCTTCAATAAACATTTTCTTACCAGATCCTTTACCTTCGGTTATAAATTTAACGTCGGTTACTTCTTCTGTAATAAGTTTCATTCTTCTTCCTGAGTTACGTCCTGTTCTGGTTCAGTCTCAACTTCACTTTGATCAAACATTGCACTAGAATATCCAGGTCTTAATGCCTCGATTTTGTCTGCTGATTTTGCAAAAAGTAAATCTTTGATTTTACTTTGCACATCGGCAGCACTACCATCAGTTGCAATCAAATCGACAAGGTCTTCCATAAGATTAAATTAAGATTATATGACTTATTTATATTTCGGCCTTCTTGGTATCTTTTTGATACTGTGCATCTACTGCTTGTGCCTCTGCTTCTAAATCAGGTTCCATAGGAACTTCACCCATTCCCATTTGACCACCTTCCATTCCTTCCTCACCAGCTTCTGCTGGTAACGGTTCTCCTGTAATTGGATCAATAGATGCTGGATCTGGAATAATTCCCTTCTCAATTTCATCATCAATCTGCCCATCAATCTCAATGATTTCACTATCAGTTTGACGAAGGATTTTCTTCCTTACATACTCAGTAGAATAATACTTACCAATATAAGGTTCAATTGCTGCAAGATTACCCAATCTACCTTCCAACATTTCAGATTCTTTTAGTTCTGCAAATTGATTATCGTAAAGGAAAGTATATTGAATATGATCTTCCATCTTACCCCAATCTTCAGGAGTAACAATATTTTTTAGAATTAATTGAGTTCTGAGCATATCATTAAACATTCTTGCAAAACGCTTTCTTAAACGTCCAACAAATTTGCTGAATTTTAATTCATCTCTTAAAATTTCTGATGATCTTCCAAGATTAAATCCACCTTCTGCTGCAATTCTAGATTCAGGAACACCTAATGCCCTATACAGTTTCTTCTGGAAATACTCAATATCAGCAAGTTCACCAAGATTTTGTCCACCTGGAAGTGTAGTAATTTCTGTTCCTCTACCACCTTCTCTACGTGGCAACCAGAAATCTTCCATCATAGACATAAACTTACGATCATCACGGATTTCTCCAGTGTTTGCATCATATGCAAGTTTATTCCTATAACGACTCATTACCTCTTTAAGGTACTGTTCTGCCTTAACTTTCGGTAGATTACCAACGTCAATATAGAATATTCTACGTTCTGGTGCTCTTGATATCCTATAAATTACCAAAGAATCCTCAATCATCCTAAGTTGATTAAGTGCTTTAATTGCTTTATGAAGATATGAAAGAACAGTATTTTTATTTCTATCTACTAATCCAGAAGTACAATAAACAACAGAATCTTTTGTCAACTTAATTGCTTTACCACCACCCCTAGAAATCATCCCCGTCGGATAATTTGGTTTTGGTGTATACATGAAATATTCATCAAATTCTTGGTCAGTTGTAACCTCTTTCTGTTTCCCCATAGTTAAATTATGGGAATATGCTTGTCCTTTTTCCTTCTTTTTTTCTTGACGAACATATTTCATCTTCATAGGATCAACATATCGTAAATCCTGAATACCCAATTCGGGTTTCTTTTGATCAATAACTTTTAGATAATATAATCTTCCATCAATATACCAATTTCTAAAAATTTCATGGCACTTCTTATCGAAGTCCATTATTTCTTTTAAATTTTTAAATTCTTCTCGGATTATCTTCTTTAAATTATCGCTAGCATTTAAATTACTTAATTCAACCTCTACTGGAGAATCATAAAGATCACTTACAATTGCTTCATTAACAACATCTTCGATAGCACCATCCGCCTCTGGATGTAATGCCATCTCACGATATCTTTTTATTAGTTCTGTTTCGTTCCTATAAGAACCTTCTATATCTACATACTGACCATAAAAACCACTGGCAATATAATTATCGTTTCCATCCTCATTAGTCTGAGGAATTGGCGATACTATGCCAGTGGATTTCTTCTGCGTATCATCAATAGAAAAACCAAAAAGTTTTGCCATGGTATAAGTTTTAACCGAGTATATCTTCTATTTAGTTGATATCTTCAC